AACCGACCGCGAAACACACGCGGAAGCCTCAAGCGAACGATTGTGTTCATCTGCGCCGTCTCCTGGGTTGTTCCAAAGTCGTCCAACATCGGCAGCCAACGTGCGCAGGCGGCAGATCATCCCACCCGTCGCCTTGCTCGTGATCATCACGCGGCGCGCATATCGGACAAACGCGCTCGTCGGCGGCGGTGCGCCACACATGTACAAACGACACGCCGGCGTCGTCAAGTATCTGCCTGGCGATCTCCGTCCCCTGCGAGTAAGCGCGCGTGACCTCAGTTGTGGCGATCATCTCAGCGCGCTGCCTACCAAACATGCGCGCGATGCGATCAACGAGCATCTCGCGCGTCCAGCCTTCAGCGCGCGCGCGGGTGAATAGCTCGCCAAGTCGCTTTCTCGTGGTCTCGTTAACTCCACGCACAAGCTCGTAGCTGTAATCCTTCGCCCATTGCGACGCAAAGTCGTAAGCGCGCTCTACATCTGCGAAGGCAGAGGACGACAGCATCGCAGCAGTGGCTTGCTCGGTAGCGACGGCTAGCAGCAAGGACTCAGCGTATGAGCGCGCCTTCTTCTCAAACTCTTGCTCGTCGTAGCTCAGGTCGTCGAGCGAGATTGAGTCCTCAAGGACTTGCAGCATCTGAGAAGCGAGTTGTTCGCGCTCGCGGTCGAGGGGTGGATCAACGCGGCGCGCCTTTGCTTCGACGAAGCGAGCGAAAGCGAATGGCGAGTAGCCCAGATCAGCAAGCGACCTGACCACGCGAACCCAAGTATCTGGCAGGTCGCGTGGGGAGAAGTCAGCGAGCGTCGTCTTGCGCGCCTCACTCTTACGCCGCCACTGGTCGAGTTCGCGAAGCGCAGATTGAAGCGCAGCGTCCACCTGCGCACTATCTGTCTCGAACCCAAGCATCTGGCGCGCTTCATCGCGCGACACCAGGCCGGCCTGGTACAGGTCAATGACGCTCTTACGCTGCGCGCCTACATCCTCCGCCAGCGCTTCGATGTCGTCGTAGTTGATCGTCAGCCCTAGTGCATCCGCGATCAGCTCAGCGTCCGGCAGCACGGTGTCGCGCCAGAACGAGATGCGATGTTCAGTAGCGGTAGCGTAGTTCGCAGCGTCGGTCAGCATCGTAACCGGCACGCTAAAGGCCGCGCTGATACGCCTGAGCGCCATGTCATCTACCTGTTCCATAGCGAGACGATCTAGCGCTGGAATATCCAGCGGCTTGACCTGCATGTTGCGCCGAAGCACGAGTGCGCGCCATGCGTTGCGAACGCCAGACGTGAGACGCTGCCAAGTTGTGCGCACGGCTTCAGCATCGGCGTCGGTCAACGCTCCTTCTTCCGGCGTGATGATGAGCGGCGGCAACGCGCCCTGCTCGAAGAAAGCGCGTGTGAATTGCTCTGCGGCCAGCGCTGTAGCCGCGCTGGTTTCAGCAACCTTCATCGGCGCAAGGCCGGGCCCGATGTCGCTTGACGGCGACCAGGTGTGTGCGTAGATCACCTGGTCAGGTTTGTATCGGCGCGTGAACTGGCCGTTCTGCCAGACGTGAGCGGTGATTCCTCTTACTGCGTCCCCTTCCACGCGCATCGCGGTCGGGTTGAGCACGCGCATGGTTGCGCGATCAATCCAGAACGCGCCGGCAACGCACAGCGATGTCTCGCAAAGGTAATACAAGCGCGAAGGGAACGGTGCTGGCTCTTGATCACGCAGGAATGAGAGCGAAGCGACGGCATTTGCGCGCAAGGTGATGCAGCGCAGAACGTAGGCGTGTAACGACTGCGCTTGTGGGCGCGTCACGTAGCCCACAGCGTCAATCGCCTTCGTCGTCCCATACGCCGTCTTGATTGTCACCATATCGCGTCGGCAATCGCACCGCCCCTGCCGGCGGCGCGCGAATACACCCATGCGACGGCCATCACACAATCGTCGTGCATCCCCGGCGGCGCGCTGTACTCGTACGTGCCATCTTTGCGTCTGCGTTGCGAGAACTGCTCAAGCTCTGTCAGCACGTAATCGTCATCCGGCAGCGCAATCTCCCCCCGCTCAATCGCCCAAGATAACCGCTCGACAATCGCGCGCTTGGTGCTGGCTGTGGTCACCGCGCCTAGCACAGGGACGTTCTGAGACGCCAAATAGTCGACGACCGGCGCGCCGGCAGCATTCTGTTCCACGACAACCTCTACGGCCTGGTGCTCGCGCGCGATCTGCGTGACGCGCTGGACAGTGCGCGTGTAGTCCTCGTGCCGCCATCTTGTGACCTGAAGGATAGCTGATTGGCCGATGTCAAACACGGCGACCGCGGTGTAGTCCTCGTCGCGCCCGATGTCCACGCCCAGGGCGAACGGGCCGCGCGGTTCGACGACGCGCACGCACGCGCGTACGCCCCTAAACACGCCCCCGGCTTCGTCCACGAACTCAGCAAGCCACTCTTGCCGGTAAGTGCGCTCGCTCACGAGTTGGCGTGCGCGCTCTGCGGCTTCGCGGATGCTCGGTAGCGGGTTGTCGGTGCTCGGCGCGCGCCACGCTGCTTTCTCTTGCTTACAGCGCTCGTACTCGCGCCAGAACCAGTTACGCCCGCGCGGCGTACTGATAAGCATCGCGCGTCCTTGCCGGTCGGCAAGCGTCGGCATAAGCACGTCGTACCAGACGCGCTCATCCATCATCGCGGCCTCGTCAACAATCACCAGGTCGAACGCTTCGCCGCGGATCGAATCGGGAGAGTCGGCGGAATAGATACTCAGGGAACCGCCGGAAGGAAACTCTATGGCGCGCTCGGCGCGTCGAACGCGCAAGCGGTTTGCGACCGGCGCGGTCATGCGCTCGGCAAACCGCCAGAGCGGGCGCGAATTGCGGTACGTGGGCGCAACCCACGCAACTGATGCTCCTCTGTTGGCGCACGCAAGCGCAAACGTGCCGCACATGGTCGTCTTTCCCCAGCGACGGCCTGTGCAAACCACTTTGGTACTAGCTGGATTCCTCACGATCCGGCTCTGGTCCGGACGTAACCTCGGCAACGGCAGCATAGTAATCAAACGCCTGCACTTTGAACGGCTCACCTTCGCGCCCTGAAACCTCAATACGATCCGGCGGTTTACCAAAGGCAACCTCGATCAGCCAGCGCGCGAAGTGCGGATGCTTCATCGCAGAACGAAGGATAAGCTCAACGTTTGTGGCGACGTGCCCGTCAATGACGATGGGCTGCCCGTCTGCACCCTTTGCCGGCTCGCTCAGAATCGAGATAGCAAGCTTGCGAAGCTGATCAAAAGTGCGCGGTCGCCCTTTGCGGTTAATCCGCGGGTCGCCTTTTGTGAATGGCTTGCCAAACCTGCGCGGCTTCTCCTGTTCCATGTTGAACTATTCAACCATCCTTGTTACTCGGAAACCAAATTAACTTTGTTCGAGCCGTAATCTTTTGGCCGACAAGCTCAGCAAACGATTGAACTGATTCCTCTGTTTCAAAACAGACCTTGATTGTGCGATAAGAAGATTTGACAGAATCAGCAATAGGTTCGCCGCATTTTTGATTTACCTGCTCGCTTTCTAGGAACGACAATAAGCCGGCGGTGTCGAGCCGCCACTGTTTCAACGTATCCTCGTCTAACCCCCACTCGATAAGTTGCTGAGCTTCCCAGCCGGCAAGCGCATCCCAGTCCCAGCGACCAGTTGCGCCAGAGTGCAACAGGACGACGAGTCGGCGGCGTTCATCGTCGGCCAGCGAGCGCGACGCTCGTCTCACCTCGAGCTCGTAGTCCTCGCCATAGACTGCTTTAAGCGCGCTCAAACGCTGGTGACCGTCATAGACCTCGTTGTCTGGGCCTACGACCACAAGGTGCACCTGCCCGTAGTCGCGCCACGAGTCCAAAAGTCGCTGCGCGGCGCGCTTGCTCATCTGCCGTGGATTACGCTCCCACGGTTTTAGGTCACGCAGCCTGACGCGCTCATTAGTCCACGTCAGCAACATCTACTTTGACCTGAACGACTCCATCGCCTGCTCAAGCAGCTCAAACGCACGCTGATGACGTTCTAGCTCGCGCTTAAGCTGCCGAATCTCGTCCCGCAGCGCGCGAATCTCTGCAGCCTGTTTGGCCGTAACCGCGGCCAGCAGCACAGCAGAGACGGCAAACAACGCAGAGAAGGCATCCATGCGCATTTAGTGGTCCTTGCGCAAGAGCTTGGCCAAGCTATCCGGCATCGGGATGCCAAGCTCATGCAAACTCGCTGCGATGCGACCGAGAAGCGAAGCTTGGATGATTACCCAAGTCGCAGCAGCCACCGCTTGAAACCCGAGCTCGTCGGCTGCGATACGGATGCTGGCGTATGCGACGACGTAAGGCAGCAGATGTCGCCACAGGAAGTTAGCCAGCACCGGCAGCTGGAATTCATCGTTTCTGATGCTGGCGGCCACGGCAAGCGCGGTATTGACCAAGATCGAAGCAGCAATGAACTGAACTTCTGGAAGCGAAGCGATATATCTTAGAAAGGTTTGAACCTGAGTAATGTCCATGCCCTTAATTATACCCGCTTAGCGGGCGGGTCACAACTAGGGCTCAACGTCAAGTGAGAACTCGGCAACGACTCGGCGCAAGGCGTTTTTAACGGTGCGGTTGATAGTCAGGCGTCCCCACACGCAGCCATACATGCGCGGCGGCTTGCCAGTGCGCGCGGAGTAGCCACGCTCGGCGTAGTCGTCTAGATACGAAGGACAGCGGATATGCCAGGTGAAAGAACGACGCGGGATGCCGCTAACAGATAGCTCTTCGCGGGCGACCGGAAGGACGTAGCAGTCATGCGTATGACCCTGAACTATGACATCAGCAGAGATATAGCTTTGCATACGGCGGGTATCCAGCGTGCCAAAGCTCATCATCCCGCCTGAGCCGCTCCCGTGCGAGTAGCGAATCGTGAGCGTGCCGATACGCGGAGTGCTGGTATGGAAGGTCAGACGAACCCAGCCGGCGTACGGCATCGCAACGCACTGCGAGCCACGCTCGCGCAGCGCAGCAGCCATCCGGTCAGTGAGAGACGTGCCATGATGCTTAAGGACGCTTTGCTCATGGTTTCCCATCGCCAGCATAGCGAAGTGGCCGGCATATGGAGCGTAACGTTCAACGGCACTGTTGACAAGCGAATCAAAGTACTCGTCGCGTTTGTACTGATCGGCAAGGCCAGAATAAGACGCGCGGGGATCGCCTTTGCCTTGCATCGAGTCGAACAGGTCGCCAAAGTCCAGGATGATAGCGTTCCGCTTAAGCGCAAGGTTTAGATGACGCATCTCAAGGTCGGAACGCTGGGAAGGGTGATCGTGATGCCGGTCAGAAGAGAGTAGCAGATAAACCTCTTCATCCCGACGCAAGTTTACGTCTATCGAGAGTACATCGGGAGCACGTCGACGAGATGACCAGTGCACATAAGGATTATATCTGTCAGAAACGATCAGCCGCCAGGCGTAACGGGCGGCTGACTTAGAAGGAGGAACAGATGAGCCAACGCAATGTTACTCGAGCTGATCACCTGAGTCAAGTAAAGCACGCAGGTCTTTCTCAAGCTGGCCAAGCTGATGCGGCGCGTAGCGCAGCACGCGCCAACCGAGAACGACGGCGCGGTTGTACTTCTCCAGGTCTCCGAGATAGCCCACCGGTCTGACGTGCCGGCCACGCACCCACACGCCACCTTCAATCTCGACGGCGATCTTCAAAGATGGCCAGGCAAAGTCGAATCGCCAGCGGCGTTCAGAGTCGAAGCGATACTCGCGCTCAGGAACAAGGATGCCAAGCCTGCGGCAAATGGCGGTGATTCTAGCGAGAGACACTGATCGCAGGCAGTATAGCAG